TACAAGAATGGCGAAGTAAGTGGCAGAAGTGAAAATGACAGCCAAGAGGGGAGCGGGGGTAAAGGTGATGGGGACGAGAAAGATCAAGACCGCAAGGATAAAGACAAGAACAAGGCGTTGGGCCAAATGATGGAAATGGAGATTTTGAAAGTGATCACAGAGCAGAAGCGTCCGGGCGGTCTATTAGATGACAAGGCTAACTCTCGTTAGTCATTCCTTTCTCGAGCCTTCCTACCTGATACTTAAGTTCTTTTATCTCGTCTTCAAGTTCAAAAATCTGTTTGTCGAGTTTTACGACCAAGTCATTGTATGCCACTTCGAGATTCATTAACGCTGATTGGCTGCTAGGAGATACGACAGGGAAGTTAGAGTGTTCAGTGAAGTCCCTCGTTATGTTGCAGATTTTTTCGGTTTTAGAGTCATTCGTATAAGGAGCGTTGAGGAGAAGTTCTCGTTTTTTTACAGAGAGCTTCCCTTTCTTGACTCCAACTGGGAGTTTGTAATTGAGTTTAATATGCGATTTCCCGTTACTGAAAGAGGTTTTGGATATTTCTCTTTCGGATGTTAGCCTTTCGTTTACCAATTCAATGATAAGAGCTATCTTGGCCTTATTTCCTTTTCCTCCGTAAAAAATGGATTCTTCTGGACATATGAGATATTTCCCCGGTTCAAGAATAGTTACGGATTTAATAGCTCCTGCTTCAGATACTTCGTCTATTCTTAGTCTTGTAGGTAAAGATAAATTGCTGTTTGGCTCAACAGACAATTCTCCGCTTTGACATACCAGCTCGTCTCCTTCGGCGTGACCTTCCCCTGCTTCAACTATATTGGATACATTTATAGCCTTATACTCCTTGTAGGTGATTGTCAGAATATCGTTAGTCATTAGGTTAATACCAACGTCTTCCCCGACTTCAAGGCTCAGCCCATCTTCCGTTTCGAAGTCCTTTATATAGAAGAATTCGTTTGAGGTAGACACAGTGTAAGGGACTGAATCTTCTCTAAATCTTAAGAGGCTTCCGGGTCTAATGGTTTTCCAATCATTCTGGGATTCGCCTACGACCCTACTTGATCCTTTTTGAATTGAAGCTAGATAATTTATGTTTTTCGCCATGACTTTCCTTAGTTTTAAATATCGAATTGGATTGGGTTAGTTATTGATGTTACTTTCGCTTCTGCTATGACTCCATCTGCATCTTCAGGAGGGGAGATCGTTAAATTGGGAACTTCTACGTACCCTTGACCGTAGTTTATCATAGAAATTATGTCGATCTCGCCATCGAGAACCGAGGCTTGAGCTTTTGCTACCTCCCCGTTCTCACTTTCAGGAGAGGTGATTGTTATATGTGGAGCAGAACGATACCCCGAGCCCCTGTTAGTTATCTCTATATCAAAAATGTTTCCGTATGGTGTACTAGAATCGAAGGTGAGAAACTTATTTTCACTATACATGCCAAGCCACTCATCGAGTGTCTTAGGTAAGTTCCTTATAAAATGTTTTTTTTCAACAACAGATTTTTTCTTTTTGCTTAGTAATTGAGGGTCTTCTTCTTCTAAGGCTTTTTGAAAGGCAATGTCTAGTATTGAGAAAAATCCTTCTTTAGCTCCATTTATCTCAGATACCACGGAATTCATTCTTTCCATTGGGGTTTTTACCGTTTCGGAAATACCTGTCTCATTGGATGCTTTGTATATTGGCTCTAGTTTCTCATCTAATTCCCAAGAGAATGTAGAATGTTCCTTGGCTGTCATTTTTATTGCCTTGATGACGGCGTCTTTGTCTTTTTCCCTCATTTGAAGTTCGAATTTGAGGCTCTCTTTCAGAACATCATCATCTGCACTATTTAGAGAAAACATATCCCCATCACCAAGCACAAAGACTGTAGAAACTTTATCCATTTTTAAGTCGCTGATACGATACCAATATAAATTGGTCTGTTAGTGAAATTTCCCGTGTTATAATCGCTAGTTTGTATCTTTATAGCGAAACCTTCTGGGGCCTTATAGATGACAGCCTTTCTGCCCTTCATGTCTCCTGAATAACCTACATAACCATGTGGCCCATGGCGAGTATACATTCCAATTGGAAAATTGCTATATTTCCCAGCACCGTGAGTTGAGGACCAAGTCCCCACACCAGTTTGTCCATCAGTAAGTTCTGTTGGCTTAATGTTACCAGCCGAAAGCCCCCCTACCTTTACTTCTACTATCTCTGTAAATAGAGACCTATCAAGGTTATCTCCGTATGTGGTCAATCCGGGTATGAAAACAACGTGGTATTCGTTATTCGGCATTGCTCTGTCAAACTGAAATACGTAAGTCACCAGATAACAGTGAGCGTAATGTGCAGTTTTTCGATAGGTAGCCCGATGGCCACTGTAAAAATTGAACTTTTTTCCATAAGGAGTTTTCAGAAACATGTAATCCGTTAGATGATTCCTCGACCCATCCAACTGCGAAGTGGGATGCCTCCCATCCATTCTCGGTTCGTAAGCATTAGGTTCTGTATTGTGATCCCTGTGGCGATATTTGGCGGTACTATATATAGCATTTATTCCGTAATTATGAGTTATCTTGATTCCTCCGCCGACGCCTCCTTGCCAAAAACCAGAGATGTATTTTCTGAAGAATCCAGTTCCGTAATTAGCTACGAAATCACCTCTAGAGACTACCTTCACCACGTTGGATCGATGTTTGACTAGACCTATAGCAGGATGTATATCCGGTTCCCCTCTATTTAAAGATTCAGAGAGCAATACTTTATCTACTCCATCTCCAAACGCGACACTTATATACGCTGTCGTATCATCAGTGAAGTTCACCATGGAAATATCTACACCCATCGGATTATTACTGTTATTGTAAAAGTCTACTCTCCGTACAGAGTTTGCATTAAGGTAAGAATCGCTCAGAAGTTGGGCATCCGACGCATTAGCTATTGAAGATTCAACAGCAGATATCCATAAAACCCCCATAGCAGCATGTAAAGAATTTGGACCTTTTCCAAATAGGAGTTTAACGTCCCCATCAGGAGTTAGCCACTGATCAGAACACCAAACAGCATCAGAATCTTCGCACTCCGATACGGAATCATATTCGGTAAGTGGTATATATCCTATGTTTGGATTTTTCACATTAACGATATCATACCCGTTGGTGTTGCTGTATCCAGCTCCGGGTGTGAATGTACCAGCAGAACTTGCTCCGCTTCTATCTATCGCTTCTACCGTCACGTCAAAGTCCCTACTTAACGTTGACAATTCTCGAATATGAGTCTGTAGCTCGAATTCCCAAGACAATTGCTGCGGGAGTCTATCCTCTAATGTGGTAGTGTAAAGGACTGTCGAAGAGGGTATATTACTATTGGAAGGCTCTCTGATTGTAATCTTATAGTCGTATATAACGGCTGGAGATTCGCCGTTTATCGAGACCTTCCAAACGAAAACAGGTTCAGCTAAATCATGCTGAACTTCTATTCTGGTTCCAGCAAGATCAGTTGCATCTCCTGCTGAAAAATCTTCGCCTGTTATAGTTAACGCATGGATCATTGTATCGAGAATCGGATTAATTCCAGCAACTTCGATGTAGAAATTTCCTTCAGTGTCTTCAGCGTTTGTTCCATACGCAGACGGTGATCCTATTCTGTTTCCAGAATAAACCCTGATATAATATTTACCATTTTCTTGAGGAATATATTCTCCGTCAAGATCATCTCTCGGATGAGAGCCCACAAGGTAACGGTCAATTGGAGTTCCGGTCGGAGGAGGGGGGTTCGATGGGACACCGTATTCAGAATCAAAATCCGATTCATTCCAATCGGACCCGAACTTAATATAAACCAGATAAGAAAGGACGTTCGATTGATCAGTAGCTGGTATTATTTGGTATTTTATTTTTTTCGTATTAGAGGAGATTAACTCTAGAGAAAGAAGGACAGCAGCGGGAGGATTAGTGGGGGGGGATGTTATATCATCATCGAAATCTGCTGTTCCGTCAATTGCAGCGAATTTACTCCTCAAATATTCTAATGCATAAACGCTATATATATTAGGCTCTTTTTCTGAGATATTTAGGACTTTAAAATCTTTTATCTTTTTGCTGGCCTCCCCTTGAAGCGATGCTGTGCTCCCGGTAGGTTCGATCATCCAGACCATATGATCAGGTATTTCGTAATCAGTGGTATTGAGAAGCCCACCCTCGTACTTGGTGAGTATGCTAAATCCATCTGAACCAGTACTTACCTCAGATTCTACGAATTCGAACGATTGGAGATGTGATCTTCTAATATCTGAGTAATCACGAGAGTCGATGGTCCCAACATCATCTACTGCTCCAGTAGATTGATCTACTAATGAGGTGTCATATTGATATGTAGGCGTCAGAAGGGTGATCTTATAGGTTCCATTCTGTGTTAAGTTTAATTTTTGATCGAACTTTATTCGTGTTCCACCTACTACCACGTCGTGCACCGAAAACATAGTCGGTTGTATCGATATAGTTCTTCCTCCATATCTTTTCGTATATTTATTAGAGTCAGATATCCCTATAATGTCTCCCGGCCTCAGAGTAGAACCTTCTATACCAGTGCTAAAATTTACGGTATCTACGTTCGATTGTTCGCTCAAAAGAGCCCATTTACCATATCTATGTGCTTGACCACGGGAAGTAACTCCAACCCCAGCCATTTCGATTTCTCTAATTCCGAATTTGCGTATGCCATCTACGTCTTCTATATACTCTACAGAGTTTTCGTAATTATTTCTTTTATCCTTGTACTTGACGATTGCTACAGTGTGTCTGGCTTTTCTCGCGCTTGATGAATAGGTAAAGTTTCCGTTTTCTACGCTAGCGTTTGTAAACACTGTTAGCGTATCTTTTTCGGAGTCTTGACTCGCATGGATAGTCCCTCCAGAAAAATATGTTACAGCGCGAAAAATGCTAGCCATATCGTTTACGACTTTATAAGCCTCATCCCTGCTCTGTATCGCCATGTCACAAGTGAATCGTGGTTCCTGTCCGCCATATCCATCCGGGACCATTGTGTCGCAATATTTTGCGATCTCATAGAGTGTCCATTTATCTATAAAATGTGACTCTATGTATTTGCCTAGGCCATACCTTTTATTTGTCAATATGTCATAAAAGCACCAAGCTGGATTATCAGTCCAGACTCTCTCGCTCTTGAAGTTCCCTTTCCAATAAGGATTCGCTATACCTTCGTAGGTCTGACCGTATTTTTTGGTAATGGGATTATAGTCAGCGGGGATATTAACCAGCGTTCCCCTCAGGTCAAATTTCCTATCAGGGATACTCGAAAAGAATTCAGCACTGAATCTTGTTTGGACACAGCATGAATTGGGGTACTTAAAAACATCTCCGTAAACCTCAAAGAAACTATCGACGAAAGTTTGATTCCTGAGGCCAGTATCAAGAGACTCTGCTGTTTCTCGAACGAATTTTATCTCCCAACCGACGTGTCCCTCCTCGCTAATATTAGGTACGTTCCCGAAGGTGATGTTTGACTGCTTTAGATATGGCGTAGAAGCTCTACCTGTCACGGTTTCAGATGCTCCTAACACATAGTTTTCTTCAGCCTTATTTTCTATATTCCATATTGGGCGGTAATATATGTAGTACGTTACGCTAGTATCTCTGATGTCACCATAATCATCAGTGTTTACTTTTTCTGTGTACATTAATTGATTTACTTTAACAGTAGCACCGATACCTTTGCATCTTGAGTTTTCGATTCTATATACTTTCGCAAATTCATCCCCAGTATCCCCACCGCCACGGAGCCTTTCCCCAACTGGCCTGTTGACTGTTAATGGGGTGCTAAGCCCGTCTGACACGCCACCTATATTAGTTCCGGGCGAAAATGTTAGATCGATTTGTTGATAATTTAATTTGTTTAATCCATTTATTAATGGAACGTCGTTCCATTTGATAGATTTTAGCCATTTTAAGCCAGACCCTAGCACTTCTCCTTTTATCCCGATCTCCGCAAAGACTTTTTCTTTTACTGTATCATATCCAATGTTCCCCGACGTTCCGCTCCCTATATATTCTGAAGTAACGAGTCCTTCCACTTCTCCTTCGCAGAGCAAGTCAATACATCGAAGTTCTGTTATAGATATGGCTCTATCTATATCTACGCCTTCTGAATCTTTCTGCCCAGTGATACCTTCGTCAACTTCTTTAGGAACCTCAGCGAAGAACATACTTGCTTCGGCAGGGTGAAGTAATCCGAATGATTCAATGAACTCGGAGTCTTTGAAATTCTCTCCTCTACGGATAAGCTCTCTCGATAAATGATGCTTAGCAGTGGATATTTGTCTTTTTAAAATCATCGTCTAAGTGTGAATTATATCGTAGGCTTCACGCAATACAGCAAGTTCTGTATGGATCGTGGAAATTTGCTCAGTATCGCTCGGGCTGTCGTATGCAATGACGTTATATGATTCATAGTTCGATTCTAAGACATAGGAACCAACTGGCAATCTCCCGTAAACGATAGGGACTGGGTTGCCTTCTTTGTTCGTGTTTATTGTCCCTTGAAACAAATAAGAAGTTGCACCTTTCAGTTCTATATTCTTAGGAGGGTCTAGAGTAGGCGGTTTTGCTAACATCGCCATAATTCCAGATGACAGAAGCT